TTTAGGTAATATTTTCCAGCATTCTGAATAGTTGAGTTGGCAGGAATAATAGCTACGTTGACAGAAGAGTTACCAACAGAAACAACGTTAGCAGTAAATGTGCCGCTAAGAACAGCGTTACCAGAAGTAACGTTATTATTTCCGGTGCTATCAGAAGTTAATACAGCGCCAGAAGTATGATACGCTAATTCGTTTACTCTATTAATAAAGTATTCCCAAGTATTCGTATTAGCGGTATTAGCTACTGTAATTGACATGTATTATTTTCCGTTTTCTACCAGCTGCAGTAAAAGATTCTTAACTTCGTCTATGCTAGACTCAATTTTCTTAATTCTATCTTCATGAGTGGTTACATTTCTCATGATTTCCCTTTGACGTTTATAAGCAGCCAATCCAGTATTATCCACATTTATCAGAGCGCCTGGATTGTTTTTCTGTCTAATGTACTCTTTAGTTTCCATTTATTACACCATTAGGGCTATGCCACGAAGATCGTCAATCTTAGGTACAAAGACTCCGCTTGTACTTAGTAGAACGATTTTGATGGCGAAAGTTTTATAATCAATATATCTAGCGCCAGAGTCATTGTAATACTCAATCTGACCAAAATTAGCAGCGTTAGCAAATGCTCTGTTAACACGAGGACCAGAAATAGTATGAACTTCTCCTGCGCCAGTTCTTGACTCAGTCAAATTAACGTTAGCGCCGCCTGGAGTGTTTGCCAGAGCAATTGCCGAAGAATTAGCAAAAGAGATATAATAATAACTATTTGCTGTTAGTCCACCAATTGCAGTGTTTGATGCTGGTACAGCGTAGTATACCTTATCGCCCACAGTAAATGTAGAATTAGCAGCTTCAAGAGCAATTGTTTCGTTTGTATTGCTTACACCAGTTGTATTAGCTGTAATGTTATACGAAGAATAACCTACAGATGTTGGAAGAGTATAAACAAATTCCTTGAAATCAAAACGATCGATCGGGCTGCAATATAGCTCGGCGCTATCGTTTGTCATTTTTGTCCATGCCTTATCTTGTAGACCTTCTGGATCTGAAGAAGATAGGTATTTGACATAAACTTCAACGTCAGTGTTATATGGACGATATGCTGATAGATATAGTTTCATATCTTCAGAATCCTGACCATCAGCTAGAACAATTGGCTGGCTGATGTAACGACATACAGCGTTACCGTTTCCAGTGTCTTCGCCATAGCTGCTGAAGTTGATTGTGTTATTAAGAATCTTTACGCCTTTTCTTGAAATATCAATAGCTGGCGAAACATACTTCTGAACACAAGTTAGTTCGTTCTTAATAGTTACAGATTTATCTGTTCCTAGAATTCCAGGCTCGTTTGAACGGCTGTAAACAACTCTTTCGTAGTCTAGCATTTCTCTTTCAACATCGAAATCTAGAGCGTTGTAATCTGTATCAACGACTCCTGAATTAGAAGAGCCTTTGAACGAAGTTGTTATTGCTGTGCCAAGAGGAGTAATAGTTGAGAATCTTGGAACAATTGCATGATACGCTTTATTATCAATGGTCGAAATAGTAGCAGTAGCAATCAATGTATTTGAATTTGCTGATGCTTCTGCAGTATTTCCAGCAGTTCTGAATCTGAAGAAACCAATCTTCTGACCAGCCGCAAAAGTTCCAGTAGAACTATCAAGTATCATCTGATTATTTGCGATATCAATTGACTGAAGCGAACCATGAATTAATGCTGGGCTATTAATAATAGCGTTTGAAGAAGCATTAATTACATAAACTTCATCGCCACCAGCGGAAGATGGAATAACCAAAGAGTTAGCCAAAGCGACACCAGTATATGTAATATACTCGTCGTTTTCGTTGTTAAAATATGCCTGACCTGTACCAACAGTAAAGTTAGCAACGTAAAGGTTGAACTTTACGTCCTCTCTTGGTAGAGCTGTCCAAGTTCTGGCGTTTGATGAACGGAATGATTCGCCAGTATATGGATTTAGACCAATCTGCGATTTAGTTGTTACGTCGAAATCGCCAAGCTCTGCAACCCACATTCTATAATCTGGGCTGCTTGATTCTGGTTCTACCCAGAAGGCGTAATCAGTGTTACCAGATAGATAAATTGGCTCGTTGAACGTAAAGGTTGTAGCTACGTTAGCTGTATCAGAAACATTAACATTATTAGCATCGAGACGACCCCAACCATAAATCTTATTGTTGTCTGGTAGCCCAGCGTTCATTCCACAGACAACGACACGAATACCGTCGTTCTGATCTTTAGACTTGAAGAACAGATCAACCTTAGTTGCGAAAACGCCGCTTTCTTGTTGTGGTGATTCTACCTTGAATGACTGAGCGATAGGATCACGGAAATAAGTTGTTGTGTAGTTATAGGCATAGCAAGTTCTTACATCAGGAGTAATAGTTGTGATTGTTGCTTCTTGACTTGTTGTTGTAATATTACTTGCAACATAAGTCCCTGATGCCTTAGAAAGAGCAGCATCGTCGCCGTAAACCAAGCTATCAGTGTCCATAACCATGAATCTTCTCTCACCAACACGGAACTGGTTGGCAGGAATATTGAAGACGCCGAATACGTTACCAAATTGGTCTGAGTAAATTGGATCGCCAAAGTTTGCAGTTCTTTTAACAACAGCGGCTGGATTTGTTGTCTGCGCTGCTGCAGATACTATAGCTGAAGTAGTAATTCCTAGACCAACATTAAGAGTTCCTGCTGCACAATAGGCGTCAACAGGGGTCTCGTCAAAATAACAATACATTCTTGACGAAGGCTTAACGCCAGTAGCAATAAATGCGATTGTCTTAGACTTAATATATGGCTGAACAGCAATATCAGTTAGGAACTTGCCTAGCTCCACAGTATTAGTCATTGGAACATACCAATGAGTTGTTACTAGCTGTTGCCAATAAGTTGTTTGACCTGAATAGATATTACCAGTCTGAGCGTAAACTTGCCATGGTCCGTAATGTGAACCCCAGATGTTACCAGCTTCGCCCAATTCTACGAATGGCTGCATCAAATCTAAAACAGCATCAGCGTTCGGAATCTGAGTTTCATCTTTATTCATATCATAATTTGGATAAAGATTTAGAGTTCCATTCCAAGACCAAATATCTTGGTTGTTGTTTCTAAATTTCGTAGCATATGGCTGTAGAATATATGCTTCGTGAGTGTATGGTCTAGTAACAAGTTTACCAGTTAATGTTACACCAGTGCTTGTGGTATTGTTATATGCTAGATCAATATCGTATTGAGAATATGTTGGACGACCGTGACCGTAACGAACATCAATCGACCATCTGTATCCAGGATCGTCTGCCTGAGCGAACAGGTGAGAAGTCATAGGATCAGCAAATATACCGTTCTTGAAACGATTTAGACCAGCAGCGTCTGGAACCTGGATATTCTGTGTTTTCTGTTCCAACTGGTTTAGAGTTGTATAATATTCTAGTCTCTTAATTCTCTGATCAAGCTGTCCAATATCCTTCATAGTATAAACTCTATTTGAAGTGATAGTGGTTCTTACAGCTAGATCTTTTCTCTTGTAAGTTTCAAGTTCACGAGCATTTAGAGTTGGGAACGGAGCAACGTTAGCTGCTGCGATAACCATAGAATCAATTTCAGGATTTGGATTCTTTGGATCTTCTGAAGGAACGCCTTGAATAACACCAAGCTGACCAGACTGGCTGATAGTGATAAGATCCATACGCCCTAGGAAGTATTCGATATCAGCCTGGAAATTAGAATCAGGCTCTGATAGATATGAGAATGTTCCGCTAATGAATGAGTTAGTTGTGGCTGGATTTACAGTGGCCCCAGCCATAGTGGTTGAACTGTTAGCAGTATTGGCTTTATACGCACGGAAATCTACTGAATCTCTTAGATCGTAAGTAGAGCTTCCAGTTTTATAAGTTGGTATTTCAGCCCAAGAAATAGTTGTATTGTTTACTGCTGAATTTGTAGTTGGATAAGAATCTACAGAGAAGAATCCAATACCGTTGTTTAGATTAGCAGTGAAGTGATCGACTTCGACTGTTAGATATGGAGTTGAAGCAAGATATCCAGTATATTCTGGTCTTAATATAAGAGTTCCGTGATCATAGTAATCATCTTTTTGACCAGAAGACAACACGAAATATCTTGTAATATTTTCGGCTGTTGTATTTGAGTAAGAAGAATTCGTTGAACCCCAAACATTTCTTAACTTGATAACATCAGGAAGACCAAGAATCCATGGCCCTGTAAACCCAGAAGCGTTATTTGCTAGGTTTAGCTTAACATATCTATTTTTATTGACGTCTTTTTTAGCCTGTGTTGCTTGACTTCTTCTCATCTTATACTGAACTGTCATAGCAGTTGTAGATGTAGTCAATGGAAGAGAAGAATTAGCAGAACCAGTGCTAATATCGAAAGTTGTAGAGCTAGTGATATTTACGTAACGACTACCTGGATAAGTTGCATCTAGAGGAACTTCATATCCAACTGGATAGAACTTAGCAACATTTGCAGAAGCATTAGTTACGGTACAATTTGCATTTAAGGTCATAACAGTGCTATTTGTAGAAACAATTCTACGATAATCCACTGTTCCGGAACCACCAGAGAAAATCTTAATATATTCGCCGTTAGCAAAATAAGTTGTTAGATTTGTGCCAGTAAGAGTAGTAGTTGTGCTACTTACACCAAAAGAACCACCAATGTTGATAGTAGTAGCGTTTGCTTTGAATGTTACAATAAATTCATTTTCTAGCGTATCACCAAGTTGGAATGGATAAGACCCTTGATAGCCAAGAGTGTCTGTTCCACCAGCATAAGAAGAATTTGATGTTACAGAAAGAATACCAAGATTTGATAGATTGGCAGTTGATGTTGCTCTGAAATAGAACTCAGAAGCATTAACAGCGCCATTTGAACTTCTAAGAGTTCTTAATGCCTTTTTACCAAATGGGAATACTAGATTAGTTCTACCGCTTTGATTTAGAAACGCAGTTGTAGAAGAGTTAGCAATATCAGCACGGAATTCGCCATATGTATTAATTGACGAATTGGCGATAATAGCTTTGGCGTCGTTCATGAAGCTCTTGCCGCTATTCATTGCAATATCAGTCAAGTAAATACGGTAAGTTGTTCCTGGAAGACCTGGATCGCCTTCATCATGAACGACCTGTTTTACCTTGGCGGTGCCGATCTTAGAACCATTCAAAGTGTAATCTGCTACACCAACAGAGATAGTTGACTGCTGAGTGTCATAAAGATCTACAGTAATGAAGTTAGAAAAGTCAAGCGCACCCATAACTTCATTTGCATATACGAAGTTGCCATAGTTTGTAGTGATTACCTGAGAGTTTGCTTCTCTTGTAGTGATAGCCTTATCGGTGTCAACTTTAAGAGAAGAAATAAAATCTACTCGTTTACCATGAACGTAGCCTGTGCCTGTTGAAACTTCATAGGCAAAAGCGTCTGTGTTTGAGGTGTTGGCTGCATAAGTTGCTTCCACCTGGAATGGTTTGGTTACATAATCACCAGATTCTTCGAAAGTTCTGGTGTTAAGAAAATCACCAAGAACAGAATATGGATCTGATTCTCTGTTTAGAACGATTTCATTGGTGATATTTGAAAATTCGAAAGCAATAAAGAATGATTCGTTATTTGCTACTTCTGTTCTTAGTCTTGAAACCAACGTTGGTGTCAACTTTAGACGATGCGCTCCGGGAGCGTTTTCGTTAGAATAACCAAGGGCGTTATCTAATAGTGATGTGTCTTCGTTTTCTGTTACAATTGATTCAGCTGTCTCGAACCCTACAACATATCCAGAAACGTTTGTACTATAATCACTTACGACTACTGTCTGTTGGTTAACCTTTTGGAAGAAACCTTTTTGGAACACCCAACCATCTTCGATTGTTAATCCATATCCCTTACCAACAGCGTTAACAGAGGTGTTTGTTGAAATAACGTAAATTGAATTGATTAAATTGTTAGCGTCAATAACACCGAGTTTAGATTGATTTTCGTCGTAAATATTAATCAATTCGCCATTAGCGAATGTAGTGTTTCCGTTAATACCAGTGTTTAAGTATTTTAAATGAAAACGATTAGTGTCTGGATAATTAACTTCTAGGCCAGCTGTGGTAACCATAGCCACAGCTCTAACGTTTGAAGACTGACCTACAAGAAGGCACTGATTGTTTACAGAAGTAAATACAGCGTTAGCGTTAGCAGTGAAATTGTCAGCTACACGAACGAAATCGAAACTCTTAATTGTGGTTGGCGCACACCCGTCTACCACGCTACCGTCGCTAAGAATTCTATTACCAAATTTGTCAATTTGGTTTTGGAGCATGGTCTGAACTTGTGTTAGCTCACGAGCCTGAACCGCTACAGTTGGGCGGAAAAGAATTCTATAATACTGCTTATTTTCGTTATAATCGTCGAAATAAGGGGAAGTATTGAAATCAGTTTCTAAAGGCATA